AGAAACAACAAGGTCGGGTATTTCTTCTATAGCTTCAGTGCCAAAGAAATCAAAAAACCCTACAGGATTTTTAACAACGGCAGATCCAACAGTTTTTAATTTATCGTAAAACCCTTGCGTTTCAGACTGTTTAACAGCTTGCAAAATCCTATCTTTTTGTACATCTATACCGTAGCCGTCTTTACTTCTTGCAATTTCTTCAAGTTCTTTGCCAATTCTTGTAGCGGCATTTTCATAATTAAAATCACCTGTTAACTGGGCATAAGTATTACCAACATTGGAAATAAAACTACCTGCACCCCTAATAGTAGTGCCCAATACTTGAGCACCTATGGCGCTTATATTGTCCGTAGCTGAACGCTCGCCCGCTTCCATTAGTCTTTGCGTTTCAGCTTTAGACTCATTTGGTGCGTTACCTAAAACCAAGGTATTGTTAAGAGCCGCTAAACGTTTAGTTTCTGCGGTATTTTGATTTGGAGCACCACTTACAATCCTTGCCAACTCGTCGGTCTGCGCTGCAACCGTGTTAGATGCGTTGGTTGTTGTAGAAAGATTAGATGCGTTTAAAGCATTTATTGCTTGGTCTGCTGCGGTGATGTTTAAATCAGGACGTTCTGCTGCTGTAGCGGTGCTGTACTGTTTGCCGTTATATGTAAACGTCTGGTTAGGGCCAAGCGCTGCACGGGCTGCGGCATAAGCGGCATTAAAATTAGGTGCGTTTTGAATGTCTTGAAGCGCGGTGTCTCTTTGAGTAGTAGCTAGTGCTGCGTTTACATCAGCATTAGATGTGCCTAATGTGTAAGTTTTGCCATCAAAGGTGAAGGTCGTGCCGGTCGGATTACGTGACCTGGCTAGAGCGGCAGCTTGTGTTACATCGTCGGCTTCTGCGTTACCAATAACTGTATTGTTTGCCGCAGCGTTAGCCGCTACAGCGGCATCTACACCAGCAAATTCACCACCGGCTAGATTGGTTGCTGTAGTGGTTGCAAGATTGTCAGCCGCAACTATTCTTTCTAAATCAGCAATTGTTGCGGCGGCGTTATTGTTGTCAATGGTGTACGTGCCACCACCAAACGTAAATGTATTTGACCCTGCATTCTGAGCGGCGGTGGCGGCGGCATTTATATCAGTTGCCCCAGAACCGTTAAAAGTTAAAGATTGGGTAAGTTGATTAGAGATCTGAGTGTCAGTATCGTCGGCAGTATTTGCATCGGCAAATGATGCTGCGCCTGAATTATTTACTAAGCCAGCATTTTGCAACTGAGTGGTAATACTTGCATTCCCACCGGTAGCATTATTTACAACGGCATTACCAGCGGCAATGGCTGTGCTAATAGCTATTTGATCTAATGTCTGACCCGACAACGCACCCGTTACAGCGTTGGCAACAAGGTTTTTATTAGTGCCGGACAGGTCTGCAAAACCGTCAATGCTACCTAGCACTGTATTCACTACACCGTTTAAACCGCCAGATGTTGCGCCTGCAAGTACTGCGTCACCAATGTCCCTGCCCGTTACTGCGGCTGTAACACCCGCTACTGTTGCTTTATTAAAAGAATTAGTTAATGTATTGGTTATGTCAGCCGAAAACCCAAGATCTTTAATGAAAGAACCACCTTCTTTCATGAAGTCCATACCGGGGATTTGTGCCCCTATATAGCTTACTGCGGCATTTTTAATTGCGTCACCAATGTCGTTACCGCTTAGAACGCTAATAGCCATGTTGGCTGCAATTTGTTGCGGTATAGACAAACCACCTGTGGCTACAGCTATAGCAATTTGACCAATCGGCCCTAACTCTTGCATCAAGATTGCAAGGTCATTAGATGTTGCTTGTGTTGTGTAGAAAATAGGAGAGCCATCTGCTCCAAACTGTACGCGATAACCGGTATTACCTTTACCGTCAAACGTGCCGCCAAAAGCATTGCCTTGTTGACGTTCTCCGTATGTATTGGTAACTTCTTGCCCCGTCAGTTTATTACCAAAGACTTCTTGCTTGCCTACAGGCGCAACGTAAACAGTCTCGTAAGTGGTGTTGTCACCGCTACCAACTTGGGCTAAGTCTGTTTTAACCAAACTAGCGTCAATTGCATTTCCATTTTGATCGGTATAACCAATAATCTTTGCGTCAACAATCTGATTGCCATCTTGGTCATAGCCAATTAAAGTTCGCTCATATTGCGGAATAACAGCGGCATCAACAGTTTTAGTTACCATGCCAAACTGGTTAATATCCGTAGCACCCGTATCAGCAATAATCCGCGCCATATCCCTTGCATTAGCTTCAGGGGAGCCTTTACCCTCGCCCTTCCACTTACTACTCACGCCTTGGGCTAAGATCTGCTGCGTAATTTTTTCTACGGCGGCATCTTTGTCTATAGGAGCGGCAGTTTGCGTAGTTGCGGCTGGTAACGATGCAATACCCGCTGCGGCCTGAGTGCTTACTGGAGGAGAAGTCGCCGCAGGGATAACTGTATTTGTCTCTTGCACTTGTGCAATTGCTGCTGGCGTGCTTTCAGGAATATTGTGTTTAAACTGAGATAAAGCATCAATAACTGATTGGTTATAGACTGCTGTACCTTCGGCATTGGTATGCAAAGCGTCTACTAATAATGCTTTATTCTGAAGAATCTCACCCTGAGTACCAACTAAAGCAACATTCTTATTCTCGTTTGCAATTTCGTTAAATATTGAGTCAACTTTAGGATCAAAGTTGTTATTGATTACATCGTCAACAGACTTGGCATAAGGTGAACCAGTAAGAACAACATTAACACCTTGTGCGCCAAGAGTTTGAATAATTTGGTTTAGGTTATCTTTAACAACCGATCTGTCTACACCTTGAATAAAGTCAACACCACCTGCTTGTAAATAAACAGTAGCACTTGGATCAAACGTACCACCACCTGACAAGAATGTATTTAGTTGATTAAGAGTATCTGCTGTAGTAGAACCGCCAACAGCATAGTTGGATGTTTGCTGACCAGTAGCTTCAGTTAGAGCATTTTGTAATGCGGTGTTTGTACTATTCCAACTAGCGCCCGCAAGAATATTTCCACTAAGCACATTACCCGTGTTGGTGGCCGCCGGTAATGAGGCAATCCCTGAAGTAACAGGTTCAGCAACAGGCGGTGGCGTGTAAACAGGTTCGTATACAGTTCCAGACTCTGTTTCATACGATGTATAAGTTTGGGCTGGAGCACTTACTTCCGCAGGAGGAGGCGCAACATTAGCTGCTTCAAAATACGTGTTAATTGCAACAGGCTCATAGCCCGTTGCGCGTGAAATGTCTGCAACTGAAATACCAGCCGCCTCTGCCGCCGCTGCAATGGCCGCAGGGTTGCCTATATTTGCTTCTATGTATTCGCGTATTTGTGCGTCTGAATATTGTGCCATATTAAGATGTCTTTATTCTGAGCATTTGGCTGGTAGCCTGAACGCCGTCTTGGGTATCACGATAGACATCGCCTAGCCTTAAATTCGCCAGATCAGCCTCTGTAGGTAGGTTGTTTAAATCAAAGTTTAAACTTGTAGCGCCCATCGGCCCGGGGTTGTCTAGTTGGTTAAAATACAGGCGAAGCACATTCGTGAGCTTGTCAAAGTACTCACGTTCGTACTCCGTACCGGCCAACGGCAGGCTTGGTGCTTTAGCGTTTAGTTGTGCCATTTATCTGCGTCCATCAGCTCTGATGTCAATTCTAGGAGCACCCAGTTGCCACTGAGTATTGATTTGATTACTGGCAATCTTGAAGATCATCTGTCGCCCACGTATACGGGTCATGATCTGGCCTGTAAATTCTTCAGTAATCACAAAGTTACTGCCCTTAGTGACCAAAGCAGATGCAGTATTAACCACGCCAGAGCCTGAGTTACTCAATCCCAAAAGGCTCATAGTGACCCGAGGACTGACGGCGGTCGGGCTGTTTGTGGAGTCTCCAAACGTCAAGTCAGGGATGATCCTCCAGACAAAACCAAAGTTGTGACCATCTTCTATGTCAAACTCAGAAGAAGATACATAAGCATCTAAGGCAGTTTCTGTGGCTGTCTCGTTGTCGTTCAAACCATTCTCGTGATCTACAAGGTTACGAGAGTACGTCGCAGCTAATGGGTAGTCTCTCAACCCTGAGTCCAGCCAAGCCGTCCTTCCCATCGTGCCGTAGTACCACACACCTTTGCCTTCGTTCTCAATGTAGTTGTAAATGACATACCGATCAATCTCTGTACTGTTCTGTGAACAGTAGAACCACCAAATTTCATTGAAGCCTTCATTCAATCCAGCAAAGACCTGTAGATTTTGATTTCTATTGATGTCATTAAAAATAAACCTTCGCAGGTCGCAGTTCAATGTTTGCACTCGACCATCGTATTTGTAGAACTTGTCGATGCCCATCCAGTACACCACGCCTGAAGCAAGGACGGCGGCGTTTGGGCCATAGATGGATGTGTTATCACCTAGAAGCTGGGTTTGCCAAACAACTGGCGGGCCGAGATACTGTAATGAATACACCGCAGAGTCTGTAAAGACAATCTGCTCCTGCCTTGACTGCACAACAGCAATGATCTCAGAGCCATGTGATAACGTCACACTACCAGCTTGATTGGTAATGGCCGGACTCCAAATTAAAATGTTTTCCTGATCTGACCAGCGTATTAACATTGGATTTAATACTGAGCTTCCATAATCATCACAGCCAAAACAAAAGACAAACCTTGATGTATCTGAGACAGCCACTAAATTAACCACCGAAGGTACTTCAGGATCTGCACCCATTAGGCTAGACACCAAAACACCTCTGGTGCTTAAACCACCAGTAGCGTCCCAATAATACAAACCACCGCCGCGAGGGTTAAATACTAAATCTTCACCAAAGTTCTGCTGGCTCCAAATTCTTAAAGCACCAAATACAGTTGCCACGGGAGCGCCATTACCCCATGTACCTAAACCCCAGCCGCCAGAACCCCAACCCTCTAAAACCTGTTGTGTCTCAGGGCCAACACTAATTTGATATGCAGCATTCACAGAAGCACCACCACCGGGAGAGCCAGAAACGTCCGTTGCATTGGCTGTGGCAGTGGCCACAAAAGTGTAGGTGTTGGCGGTTAAAACAGTAATCTGATACTCAGCGTTTAACACCGTAGCGGTAATATTACCGCCCAGACTTGTAGCACCACTGAAAGTTACAAAGTCCCCTGTAACAGCGCCATGCGATGTGTCTGTGACGGTAATAACGGCGGAGCCGTTTGTAGCCACAAAAGGGTTTGTATTGATTGTGCTGGATGCCCGGATGGGTGTGATGTCATAGTAAGCACCACCATTCTCAAGGTAAAACTTAAGGTTCGTGCCAAGACCAATAATATTCCTGCCGTCCAATAAAACCCAGTTCCACAAAGACCGGCAGACACCTAAAAATGTATTAGTAGAAATACGTACCCAACCACCAATCACTTCAGGGTTGCCCTGACGGAAACGAACCTTGTCGCCCTCATACCAACCGTTCTCAGTTGTATACCGTGTGTTCTCACGATTAACACCCGGGCGGAAAAGTATTTTTTTAAGTGGCATGAGCAGTCCTAGGATAGAAACAGTGCTTTTTCAGCGTCCCTGCGCTTTTTTAGCCCTAGGAGTATTTTGCCACCAGCCATGCAGTACAGCAAGAGGGCATCGGCTGCGCCCTCCCAATCACCACGATTGATTTTCATCCGAATAGAAGAACGCTGAAAAGCCCCCACTCCGGCGTTGAAGGCAAAGCTGACACACGCGTCGAAAGCGCCTTGACGACCAGATAAAACGGGAGCAAGTCGTAGAACACCACGTTCAGTAGGGCCGACGTCATCCTCGAATAATTTCTCGATTTCTTCTTTTGTCCAAACACGGTTGTCCTCCGGTTTCAGTGGCATCTCTTTGCGGATCATGGGGGTGTCTTTACCCTCCACCCTGACTACAGGCAAGCGGATTTGATCTTGGTACAACACGTGGCCATAACCAATTGTCCATATATGGGCTGGGCAAAGGTACGGCTTAGTGCGATACCCCTCCCACTGGTGCATCAAATTAGCGCCAGCTTTGCCCAATTTCATTTCTTGCTCCAGCTTCTTGAGCCAAACCAGAAACCAATGATGCCTCCAAGCATTGCCATCTCATCTGTGCTGAACAGAATATCGGTCAAACGCACCAAGTCATCCATACTTGTAACCAAAGCAGGGCGGGTGTAGATGTAGTAAGCCATCCAAGCATTGATTGCGCAGAGTTCCAGCACAAAGATGTAAGTGACCATCGGGCGCACAGTACCGACAAAATTGACCACCCAGCGGCTGGCGTTGTCCATGACTTTCTTGTCGTGGTCGTAGGCGGCAACAGTCATCTGTGCGTCTGTTTCCATAGCAATCTGATCGGTGCGAATCTCTTCAACCCTTTGTTGAGCAGCGTAACCTTGAGCCAACATCTGAAGCTGTAAGTCCATCTGTACACGGGCAAGTGCCAACTCATGCTTCTGGTCAGCTTTGTTTTGAAAGAAGTCTAGCAGTTTGGGCAAGCCTGAGATCAGCAAGCCGCCAAGGGTGGATATAAGTGAAAGCATTATTAGTCCTTACAAGATTTAGATTTGTCGTCATTTTGCATGAGTTTGATACCACTCAGGAACCCAATCATGCCGCCGATAAGAGTAGAAAAAGCGGGTGAAATCATCTTGAAGATCTCGGCGTTGTCCACTTCCTTTGCCC